GTCTCGTTCAAAATGGATATTTTGAACTTCTTGGATGAGATTATTTTAAGTGACTCCCAGTGTAGAGATGGCTCTACGAGAGTTACAAAGCTAGAATCTTTTGTTGCCAATCCGAAATTAAATTCGTGTATGGTTAACATAGATTTTGATCTAACTTTCAAGGTTAGTAAAAGTGGACATGTCGGTAAGATGGATAGAGCAGTTATAGCAACCGCTCAATTCTGTCGATCAGTTATTGAAGTTTTACTAAATCATTTAGACATTTCGGGAATTCCCAATAAATGTTTTTTTGATTTTGTAAATAAAGTACATAGCTGGCACAAGGTCACTAATACTTCTTTTGTAAAGTTTGCAAAATTTGCTACGGCTTGGCCAATGGCTAAGTTTTTAAAGAATGATTTACCTGAAACTCCAGAAAATTTTTCTGGGAATCCTTTGATTTTTTCAGGTCCTCTTTATCAATTATTACGAACTCGTTTATCGGGTGGAGGACATGTCTCTCCGTCTGGTGTACATGTTGGTGTTAATCTTAAGAATCTTTCATTATGGCAGTCCTACCTTCAAGGTATTAAAAGAGGCTGTGCTCCCGTTCCTTCTTCTTATATCGATGAAGCTTATTTAAAGCATTCAAGCATAATAGGAAAAGAACCTCGTGAGCAATTCAATAAGTATTCTTTAGATAAATTTGATTTTCAACTTGTTTTCTCCTCTTATGTCAATCGTTTCCTGAAAAGGTTTAAGTGTCCAACTCCTTGTTTAATGGATGCTTCTACTGCCTCAGCATACAACATTAAAAGACATGAGGGAGGAGCAAGAGAGTATATCCGACAAGTTATAAAACATAATTTAGATGGAAATTATTTCCAAAATAGTGCTGTCTTAAACAAAATTTCTACTGTTTCCAATGAGGATTTTTTAGGAATGTTTAATTTAGTTAACGAGATCTCGGAAGTTTCCGGTGTCTATAAACCGAGCTTTAAAGTAGCTTTGGGTGTTGCAAAACAAGAGACAGATTCTGTTCAAGTTATTGCGATTTCCGAGCCTCTTAAAGTTCGTATGATCACAAAAGGAGCTCCGTTTCGTTACTGGATTTCACGTTTCTTTCAAAAATCTATGTGGGGATATTTGCAGAATTTTCCTTGTTTTCAGTTAACTGGAAAGAAACTCCAAATATATATGTTACAAGATATAGTCTTAAAAGCAAAGAAACTTGGTTTAAATTTTACATCCTTCGTCTCCGGAGATTATTCCGCGGCGACTGATAATTTAGATATTAATTATACCAAATTCTGTTTTGAAGGATTTTTATCAAAATGTGATTATTCTGATGATTTATCAAATATATTACGTTCCGTTCTTTATGAACAAACACTTGAATATCCCGATGGGAGAAAGGTTAAACAATTAAATGGCCAACTTATGGGATCGACTTTGTCTTTTCCAATTTTATGTATGGTTAATTTAATTTGTTTTCATATCTCTTTAGAGGAATTCTTAGGGAAAAAGATTAATATTCACGATTTACCTGTTTTGGTCAATGGTGATGATATTCTATTTCCTTCTTGTGAAGGTTTATATAAGATTTGGATGCGAAATATCGCCAATGTGGGATTTCTACTTTCACTTGGAAAGAATTACGTTCATGCTTCTGTTTTAACTGTTAATTCAGAATGTTACCGTTATGATTATAATTCTAATGAATTTACATACGTCAAGTATTTAAATTGTGGATTATTAACAGGTCAGTCAAAGAAAGGTGGAGGGGTTTCTGACCGAACTCTTCAGCCTTTATACTCAATCTATAATGAGTTGATTGAAAAGACTCCTAATCCCATTAGATGTCATAAACGGTTTTTATATTATTATAAAGAAGCTGTCCGTAAACAAACAACTGCCGGTACATATCATTTCAATCTATTTATTGATCAAAATCTGGGAGGATTAGGATGTAAGAATCCTTTTTATTCCGATCTTTGTGTTTTTACACACTTTCAACGTATGTTAGCTGCTAAATCAGAAATTTCTATTAAAAAGCAGTTATCGAAAGGATCATTAAACCTATCTAGATGGAAAATTGTTCGTGACGTTGAAGTTCCTACCAAGTTAGTAAAGAAATTTACCAGAAATGTTGGTTTAAAATTAAAATACCAACCATTTAACAAATTTGATAAAGAAGTCATTACAGAAACTGTTGATCCTGGTATTCTCGCTTTGTCGAGATTTGGTGATTCTGATAAATTAGAAGAGTCTCAAATCAAGGTTGTATTACCTAGAATATCTATTAATAAGTTCTCAGACGTTAAAAGCAAAATTTGCGGAATTAAGTCCGATCAGCGATTGTACGATTGGCCATTTCAAGTTATCTCTTATGATAACGCACAAACAGAGTTCTATGATATTAAATTATAGGCTCTGTATTTAAGTTTAGAAATAAAATGGCAAAATCGAAAAAACAACTCTCTACTAAATCAGATAATGTAAATAAAAATATGAATAATGATAAAACAACATCAAACTCAATCTCAATTAACAACAAAACTGGGGCCCGTCGTCCAAAAACAATGACGACAGGTAATTCTACTGTACTTACTCATACCGAAACTTATGGTGTGAATATTACTGGATCTTCAGATTATCAAACATTCGCGACTTTCGCCGTACAACCGGGTATATCAACATATAGCCGTGGTTTACCTCTAGGTCAATGGTTACCGCAAATTGCCGGTAATTTCGATAATTACGAGATTATATCTCTTAAGTTTACTTATAGATCCGCTTGTTCTACTTTAGAACCTGGACTTTTAATCTTTGGTTATGAACCCAATCCCGAAGGAACTGTTCCTCTCTCTTATCAAGAGTTACGAAACATGTATTCTGTTGATGGGTCTGTTCATGCTAACTTAAACTTTGATATCTCTCGATTAGTTAAGAAACCATTGCTTATTCGTAAACGTGGTGTTATTAATCTTCCGTG